CAGTTCGAACCATCGATAGCATCTTTTGTTTTGTCAGTATAACCCTCCATATCCAGTCCGGTGCCTTCCTCCCAAGATTGTGATACAGCCAAAACATTAACTGTAAAACTCTTCGGAAGTTGCTCAGAATGGCGGGCGTTAAACATTCTTAAATAAAAACTAACACTGCCTGAGCCGGGAATCGTGTTGGCAGTTCGGTCTGCTGATATAGTTGACACTGGAAATTGAAGTAAAGCGCGGGATAATTCTACAGAGCCGGTGTCAGCAGAAGATGTTAAGGTTTGCTGGCCATATATTGAAAACACCTCAAGAATATCAGAAGCACCCATGTTCGAACCAGTGCCCCGAGTGGATATATCCAGTTGATAAGCATTGGTTATTGTGTTGTCTTTGTCTGCGATATACTTCTTAATAGCCATTATATAATTGTCCCCTTAATATCTAAAGCAGGATATTTTAATTCATATATGACATTTTCTGGTGCATAGAGTATTCTACCATCAGCGGAAATATATTGGTCTATGTTGATAGAACTATCTGAGTACAGTGCACCAGCTTTATTTTCTATTTCCACACTTGTTACATCAACAATTTCGTCTAGATTATTTAGTCTGTCGTAAATATTGGTAATATAAAGAGGCTGTCCAATATCCATCTTCTCTAAGAACATATTCTGAATTTCAGTAATCGCGGCATTTAATGCTTCAAACTTGTCTTCAGAATAATCCACTACTGCTGAAAACTTGATTGCAATATTAACAATTTTAGGATCTAGAATATCAATAGTGTCGTTTATCATTCTGTAATGGTTAAGCCAGGTTTTCACGTTATTTTTCAATACTTGGCTGCTCGTGATTAAATTTCTATCTGTGTCTTCCGATAAAAGATATAAATTAAGGTTTCTTTTAAAGGAATCGTGGTCTCTCACAATTCTTGCGCGCTTCAAGCGGCCAAATTTAGCTGGCATTCTGTAAATTAAGGCCTCATAGTCGTCAGATGTAACCGCCCTATTTTGAGATGCAAAAATATCATTAACTCTTTGTTTTAGTTCGTTAATCGTCGGCAAACTTACATCACCAGTTATAGGCGCATCATTAACAACTTCAAGACTCTCTCTAACGAAAGAAATCGAACTTGAATTCGTCGCGTTCTCACCAAAAACAAATATAGGGTCAACCACCGAAGAAAGTCCGCGAGTAGCGACATTAACATTGTCAGAAGTATTTTTTCTGTATGTTATTGTAAGTGTCGTGTTAGCCGGCGCAATACCAAATTTATCAGTTACTAATAATTTAGATGGATCTAGGCTCTCGTCCGTCTCGTAACCGCGGCCGTGCATCTTTAAGACGATATTGGAGGGGTGTGAAATATTGTCCGTTTTTAGCGCTGAGTCAGAGCCATAACCAAACTTAACTTCTATTCTACCATTTCTGTTAAAGGTAACAAAGCGGCGCGGAACTGATGTGGTTACAATAATATTTGGTACATAATCCCGTGTTGCTGGGTCTTTGTTAACAACAGATCTGAACACTGTGTCCTGCGAAAGGTAGTCTACTTCAAAATATTCGTGCCCTTCTGCATCTACGATAGAAACTATTTCTGTTATGTTTGGATCTGAAAGCGGAATTGTTAAAAATCTAGTAAAATCGCCAACATTTACTATTTCTTGTTCTTCTTCTCCAGATATTACCCTCCCGTAGGCCTTGACAGCAAAAGCAGTCGGCGTGCCGTCGGCATCGTTCGCCGTGGCCACGACAATTTCATTGTTGGGATTCGCAAAATCTATATCATCAATTAAAGAAAATGCTTGACCTGAATCGGAAGAGAACTTTGTTCCCCTGGCCAACACCGGAAGATAATTTGTATCTGGGGCTGCGCCAGTTGTTATAACGGGCGCCAATATATATATTACTACTGTTCCAAACGAATTAGCTCTCAAAGGTTGTTTATAACCAACTTGTTCGCCTAGGCGGACCACATTATCATATTCTATGGCTGTATCTAAAAACGACTCATTTGCTTGATAATCCAAATAAAAAGAAAGCGTGTCACCCACATACGCAACTGTATCAAGCATCAGGGAACCAAATGATGCGTCTGAAAAATCTTTATGTATGTCCGGATAATATCTTTTTGTATATTCTATTAAACCCTCTTTAATAGAATTAAATTCCCTGTTTGTGTATCTTATTAGTTTTTTATCTTTTTTCGACATGATTAGTTAACATCCTCGGACTGAAGGACCATAGAAGTTGAAAGGTTAATACTTGGCACATCAAATTCAATGAATATGGATAAAGCATGTGAATCTTTGCTTGAATTAAATTGCAGTTTATTGATTTTTATATACGGCATAAATTTTGCTACTTGCGAACTTATCCTTTGTCTTATTCCAGGAATTGCTTGAGGAGATGGTTCGAACAAAAAGTGCCTAAGTCCTACGCCGAAGTCTGGTATCATCACGCGCTCTCCGGGTGCGGTAAGAAGTAAATTTTTAAAATTTTGCCTTACTTCATCCCTATAATTGGTAATTAGAGAAAATAGTCCAAAACGATGATCTCTGTTAAGCGGTAGTTCTGGCCCTATTCCGTTCATTAATTACTCCTTATAGTTCCTCTTCACAATTTGGCGAATCGTCAGTATATGTATCATCGTGAGTTTTTTCTTCTATTGCATCTATAAGTAGTAACGCGATGTAAATCATACCAGGAACTGTGCTCGGCGGGCCGGCGAAAAATGGAGGTGGAACGATGCCGCCGCCGAAAGGAATCATTGAGGGTAGCATTGCTGCCCACATCCCAGGTACTAAGTATGGTGAATTGAAGATAGAATCAAAAACCTCTTTTGCATCTTCTTTAACGTTCTGAATATCTTGTTGTATCTCATCAGCCTTTGCCTTGGCTATTTCATATTCCGATTTAAACGCTTTGTAATCTGTGATCATAGCACTTAGCTCGTTAAATGACTCTTTGAATTTCTCCCATTCTTCTTCATTGCCGGCCAATGCGTCCGCCGGAGGATCCTCGATGCTTATCTCCCAGTCAGCAACTGGCGCGCCTTCTTCCGGAAGACTTACTGCGTTGCTTAGTTCGCCCGGGAGGGCGTTTTTTAAACTCCCTAACGCAGATAAAGCAAATTGAGCAGTCATCTCCAATTGCATCATTGAGGCCTCAGCACCACTAACAATGCCATCCTGCGCTGCTTTTGCTGCCTGTAGGCTAGCATCAATTGCGGCAAATGTAGTTTGCGCGATTGTATTGGTAATTTCAACAATCTTTCTTGCTAACATAACTGCGGGATCTGTAGCCTCAACAAAACCCTTAAGAACTAGTAAGGGTGCTTTAAGTAATAACATAAGCATTTGCTTGGTAACATCCGACTCTAAACCACGAGTTCCGCCGGCCTTACGCATTTCTAAGTTTGGTATTGCATTTTTAACGGGCTCAGGTAAATACTTGTAATCATCCGCGTTTAATAGCGTCTCCATCATCATTTTAAGAGAGTTTTTGGTTTCATCCAAAACATCTGTTGGTTCTGGAATAAATTTTGACATGCCTTCTCCAGAATATAAGAAGGCCATTGCCATGTATCGCTGCATTGGTAATAAATGATCGAACAATAGCCTAAATTCTGGTGTTCTCTTCATTTCACCAAGCAGCCCTTGCGCAACATTCTTATAGAAAAATTGTTGTGGATTATTAACCAAAAATTTCATTGCTGCATCATTTCCAGATAGGGCATTAAACGATCCAATATCTGAATTCTTTAAACTGTAATAGCTTCCCAATTCAGACATTGGAATAAGTTTTTTATTGTTGCCTAGAGTAAACGATTGGCTTCTTTCCACTGAGTGGATTTCTCTCTCAACCTCGGCGATAGGTATTTGTAATTCACTTGATAATCGCCTTTCCTCAAGATCTTGCAAACCAGACATGTGTGGCCTATGTGAATAAAGAGATTTTACTTTCTTCAGACTATTAGCATAAGGGCCCGTCGATGCCGGCGCAGAAAGTTCACGGTCTATTATATTCATGAAGCCAGAATTATGAGTAAGGGCATTTGTCGAATAAGTCATTCGCAGGCCATAACACACTTTTTTAAAGAAAGGCTTAAGACCGTATTCATCATACAATTCTTTTAAAGGCTTTAATCCGGTTGATTCGTCGACAACAGACTCAAGATATTCCATAAATAAATTGCTATAAAAATAACTCCAAGCAGATAGCGGGATATACTCATATAGGTGACATCCAAATATATTACCACTGTCTAAGCGTACAGAATTGAAATATTCAAACATGTCATCCAAATAATCAGACATGTCAAATGTTATGGTTGAGGCATCTTCGCATGGCTCGGTAACTTGGCCGCCCTTAATCCACTTTGTTACACTATATTTTGAAGCCTCATCTAAAGATATTTCCTCAACGCGGACATAAGGTTGAAAAGTAATATTGCCCAATTTAGCATTCAGGTCATTGCCATACAACACTTCTTGGAAACTTTCTTTCCCAAACGGATCAGCATTGCCAAGTATGTTCCTTTGCGCATTGCGTTTTCTTATATATTCTAATTTATAGTCGTTTAATGGTTCAGAAGTGGCGCTGCCCGCCCCTAAATAAGGCACTGTCAATTGTTTATATGCCCCAAGATCAATATTTTCATCATTATTAATAAATGGATGAAATGTCATGGGTAGAGAGTGAAATCGCGATTTGTTCCTATCATGATGTTTGAGTCCAAACAGGTCAAAAGGATCGCCTGCACTGTTATCGGTCGCGACGGCTGAATTATATAATTCACTCTTATTACCACCATAATTCATTGTGTAAATATTATTTTCTAATTCCGCGTCGACGACATACTCGTGCCGTGACTGATCAAATAAGCCTTTGCGTAAAGCGGGATTAAAACTATTAGGGTCTTCCGGATCATATTTCCCAAACCGGCTTTGATATTGTGTAACAAAATCCGGATTGGAATTCTTCACCGTATTTAACTTTAAGTCAGTAGATAATGGCGTTCCAAACTTGAAGATCTTCTTAACTGTATCAGCAATACTTTTACTTTCTTTTTCAATTAAGTACTCTAATGAACTACGTTCCAGGAATAAATCAGCCTGTGCTTCGGGCAATTCATTCTTTATGACCTCGTTGGCATAATAAGAAATTATATCAATATCAAAATCTTTCTTGATGTTTTTGACAATGATTTTAACCATCAAGTCGTCTCTGTAAATGTCAGAAATATCAAAACTATCCCAGGATATGATACCCGATAGGCACATTTCTAATGAATAGACTTTAATTATTAATTTAATTACACCGTTAAATAACGATTTTTTAACAGAACTCTCTTCTTGTGTGCCCTCGTAGAGATCCTTGCAGAGAGTATTCTTATACATCTTCATTATCTTTGGCTTCACTTCACTTAAGTTAAAGAAATCTGTTTCAACATCGTCCTTATCAGATTGTGGTGTGATACCAAGTTGATCAAACACCTCTTGACATTCTGGGTCTACTTTGCTACTATTTAACGGGCTTTTGAGAATTTTATCCCACAATTTTTTCATAAACTTTCGTTTGTGTAAACGAGAATTCTTAAGTTTCATGAACATTTGACCCGAATAGGCGAACTGTAAAGCAGAATAACAATATGTCGACAAAGCAGCTTCCATAGAGTCTATTTCTGCTTGTTCCGCACTAGTAACCGCGTACTTGTTAAACTTCTCCATAAATTTATGAGTAAGTAGGCGTCCGAACGTTTGCGCCTTATGGTTATAGGGGTCAAGTTTCCATGGGCCATCAGGGGACGGCGCTTGATCAACCATAAACCCAGAAGCTATAAATTCATTTTTTATCTCCTCAGATTGTGGGATGATAGTCTGATAATTTTTGACAGTACTGTCTAGTCCATTGAATTTTCCGCCATATATATTGTTAACAAGACCTTCAACATCAGAACTATATCTCTTGCCAAAATTAAAGTTATATCTCGGATTAACTATCTTGCTTTCTTCCGCGATGCCGTTGGGATCCGTGAAGCCGTGGGAAAGCGGATCTGGTGGTATATTATCATCGCTTGTTCTGCGAATGGGGGCTTTTACTACTGTTGAGATGTCTGACGGGGGGCTAGTCAATTTTGCTAATTTGTCGGAGATACCAGGATGTACATTTTGATATAAAAGAGTTTCCTTGCTTTTACTAGATTTAATACTGTCCAACAACGCACCTATTTGGTCATTTGTTGAGTATTTGCCGCTTAGTGCATCTAGTATTTCAGTTGTTTTGGCTTTACCATCCAATCCGGCCGCAATTGTCTCAGTGAATGGCATATCGTATAAAAGGATATTTGGGTTAAAATTACTGTATAGTTCCATCATCGAGTGGGCCTGAAAAATATTGTCTGAATTGGCGTTGGCGTCGAAGGCGCGAGGATATCGATATTTATCTTTATTTGAGTAAGCCGAGTCTGTTTGCAGGCTCTCAAGCAATTCTGGGCTTACAGGCTCCTCCCTTAAGGAAAAATAATCAATCATTTCGCCCGCAGAAGCGTTTAAGGGACTATCCGGATCTCTAAAAACTTGCTTGAAAACAAGATACAGCGGCATAAAACTGGGCAGCTCTAATCCGGTGGTGTTGCTCCCAACGTCGCCGGACTCCGTTGTGCCTGAGAACCACGTCTGGGTTGTGAGTTCTGGAAGGGGCGAGCCCTCTAGGGGTTTCTCCCAGCTGAGGACCGATGTCATTTGCCAACTCCTGGTGAATATTACGCCTTCGGCAGAGCTTATCGGAGTTGCAAGATTTGGATATAGTTTTTTTACTCTATCGTCTTCTAAGCCAATTGCTTCTGCTACAGTCAGTTCTATAAAACATCTTGCAATGATCTCACTCTCAAACTTGCTACTTTTTTGTATTTCATAAAGGCGTCTAAGGCCGGCGGACTGGGTTAGGTATGTACTCCATGGGGTGATGTTGGCCTGCTGATCCCAGAACTGATTGCCCGGATCCCAGAAGCCATCGCCCAGGGTGCCGACGCTTGTAGAGTGAAGTATACCAGTAAAATTTCGAAGCATAACAAGCCATACCAAGGGGTCCGGATGTATATCTTTTAATTTTGTATCCAAAGAATAATAATTACTTAGATAATTATTATTCTTGTTCCACTTTGATTGGGCCGCGTCATGCCCGCCGGCGGGCCCTTGGGGGCTCGGAATACCCGGGACGAGTCGTGAATCGCTATCCCAATCGCCCTCGATGGAGCCGAAGCCGCGAAAATCACGCAACATTTTTGGAGTATAAATTAAGTTATGTAAATTAAGCGGTTTAATGTTTTCCTGTAATGCATCAGTTATTTTTTGCCCTAGTTCTTTCTCGGCGTGCGTGGCGCCTTCGAATGATGCGGCCCAATTGGAAAAATACAGAAAATTTTCCTGATAATCGAACAGCGGATGAGCGATTGCGGTCTCGATGAACGGGTACCCAGCGTCGATCGTAATTGGTCTGAGGTTCTCGCTTTCTCTAAGATTTTCAGGATTATTATGTTTATCTTGCCATTCAAGAAAATAACCATCTAATACCTCGCCTATGTCTGAATCTGTTATATTTTCTCCCTTAGTTGTATGGTCGCCATAATGCAAATAGCGATTATAAGATAAGCCATAACTTATTATATCTTGTGTTTCAAAGGATCTTACATCTCCAATAAAAGCCAAACATTCGACAGTAAAGGGGTTTTTAACCGCATCGACAAACATTTGTTGAGCTTTTTTCATCTCATCTGGATCGTTGGCGGCCAATATTGCGCGCGGTGGCATTGAGAAAAACTTAAGAGCGTTTAAGTCGTCCAACAAGGAACGCTTGAGTGTGTCCAACATGTTATCCGTAACGCGGGACATTGTGTGTTCAACCCCGGGTGGGATCTGGAAGCTACCACCCATAGCACAGGGTGAAGTGGGCATGCCGCCTAATGGATTTGCGGAAGGGAAGGCTAGTTCAGAGAGGCCGAGGACCTTTTGCTTAAGATCATTTAATTCCTTTTCTATTTGTGCCTCGCACTCTTCCTTTGTTAAGCCGGCCTTTTGCAATTCCTCGCACCGGGCGTCGCTGTCGAAAGCAGCATCACAAATATCTCCAATCACAGGAGAAGAAGGCTGCAAGACGGTGCATATGTCTAGATTTAATTCTTCTCCTATCTTCGCGAAAATCACCCGAATTTCGTAAATAGTATTCACGCCATTTTCAAATACATTCGGCCAAAAAGCTTTTGTCCTCTCTAAACAATCATAGAGAGTTTGCTTCGATGCGTCTTCGCGAAGAAGGGCGCAAAGTTGTCCAGTGGATAAATTATCTAATATGTCTTTCATCCAAGCAACAATATCAGCATCTGGGACTCCATTAATTGTTGGCAAATTCATCCTCTGCAAAGTTGGCAAAGGTATCGTTGGCCGGCTAGTGGTAGGGTTTGGACCAGGACCAAGATCATCATTCTCTTCTAAGCACTTATCTAGCGCTTCGCGGATTACCATTTGAACCATTTGGCCTAACATTTGTGACAAAGCAGCCAGAATTGATTTAAAAATTTGTTCATAAAAATCGCCCATGCGGCTGTCTGTTGGTAACGAATCAGGAAAAGCCATTGATGGAGTTGGAAAAGAAAACTGTCTCTTGAGCTTTTCAACAAAATCTTCCCACCATCCGTCTCCAAAGTTGCCCAAAAACCCTACTGGGTCTGTAAGTAAGTCCTGTAGCCCATCCAAAACAGAACCAACGATTAATTCACATATACCCTGCAGGTCAACAACTCTTTTCATCCAAGCTAACCAATTTTGTGCATCTTGTTCAGCGGCCCGTATAACCGATGGCGTACGGACAGGACCAAGGGGCCCCAAATCGAGACCTCCGATATCCAACCTTTCGCTATTTTGATTTATATCCTCGCTTAAAACCAAGAATCCAGTGTTAACAAGAATAGCGTCTGCTTCTTTCTTTGTATATCCTAATTCTAATAGTCTATCTCTTTCTGAGTCAATAACTTCTCTCTGATAACCCGGAGCAGGGACTAGCGACACGAAACCACCGGTTTTTTCTAGATTTTTAACAATTTCAATAAGGGTTATTTGTTTTTGATATTGTTCAAGCTCTTCTTTAGTTACTACACCATCTTTATTAAAGTCTGCCGAAGCTGCCATGGCAGTTGCGATGGGGGCGCTTTGATAAGACTCATCAAGTATTGGTGTAAAGTGGATAGTATGTTCTCCAGGTTTTAGTGTATAGCTCTCGCCCGGAGCTACCTCTATTGACTTAGTGCCACCAGCAACGAGAATAATCTCATACTCAAAGGCAGTAGTGCCCTCATTATTAATTACCGTGCCCGGTCCAGCGGCGGTTTTTGAATATTCTCCTGTTGGTTGGCCTGATACCGTCGTAGAATAGGCCGCGCCCTTCGGCGCAGCCGCAGGATTGGGGGCATGGCCAAGAGCCTCTATGACTGCTTGCGAACTTGGATTATCGATATCCAACATCGCATTCACAATCATTATCTTTTCAATTTGTTCGATGCCTAAAGAATTGAGCAGTTGTATAATCGCTGCTTCGCATATGGCCTCTGCGGTTAGGGGCATGCCTAGCTTTTTCTGTATGCAGGCCAAAATTAAAGAAATTAATGCTTGTGGATCCAGCACATTAAAGAATCCGGTATATAAAATCTTAAAATACTCATTTTCTGAAAAATCATTCTTTTTTGGATCCATTTCTTCTGACTTTTTCTCCAGACCCTTCTTTGTAAGTTCCGGAGACGTGGCGGGAGTGTCCTTCTTAAACTGATTAAAATATTTTTCCATACACTCAGGACTATTATAAATCTGCTCCTGGATTAATTTTTCCTCTACGCCCACATTCGGACCGGAAGCATTAAGCCGCTTTATTAATTCATCACAGTTGAGCTTTCCTTTTGAAACCTTAGCAGGGTCGTCCGCTAGATATATTTTTAAAGGCGGTACGCAATATCTTGTTAAGAATTCTGGCCAATTATCATAAAGCGCCTGCCTTTCGTTCGCCAATATACTCTTGACATTATTATAAGATAATATCATATGTAACGCACGAGTTCCGTAAATCCCAGCTAATTCCTCGCGGATTCTAGGAAGACCTATTCTTAACGCAATTGCGCTTCGGGGAGGAGATTGAGAGTCCTCTTCTAAAAATGGATCAAAATGAAATAAATTGAAGTTAGCACTCTCTTCGTCCTCTAAAGTTTTTGGATCAGGAGAAAATAAAACATACGATACCGTTTCCCTCACTCCAGCACCAGTTAAACCATTATCCTTGATGCCCAGCTGGACTAAGTGATCGTCTGAAGTTTTAATTCCAGTTTTCAACAAACTAGAAACAAAGTCTTGATTAGTTGAACCAGGATATGTCTGTCTTATTAAGAAGTCATTTAAAATCTTGGGAAATTCTTCGATTACTTCTATTTGTATACCTAAATCGTAATCTGAATCATCCAAATTCACCACTTTCTTGGCTGATGATTTTATTTTACTTTTAATTTTCTTAAAGATATTAGAAATTTCCGTACATATAACCTCAATGTCTTTTAATGAAAGAGTAATGGCATAATTCTTACCACTATAGAACTCAGAATCCTCTGCAAAATCTCTGCTATAGAGTCTTCTTGTGTCAGGAATGGCGTCCAGATAGCTTGCGCGTATGGCGAAAAGCATTTTCTGGTTGTTAGGATTGGCTGAATTGGTATTAACTTTTGAGGCAGCCAAAACAAAGTGATTTTCATACAATTCATCTCGCAGCTGTTGATTACCACCGGTAGTGTTCTTGCCGAGATAATCCATCAGATTGTCCCAAGCCACTTGCTTTATAGCACTGTAGGTTTTATAAGAAGACTGTTTTTTGCCCTCTTCTATTTGTTCCTCCTCAGCGATCCCGGTATCAGATATACTATTTACAACTTCCTGTTCGCTTTCCCGAGGGAGTTCGCCAAGAATAAAGTAGAAATGGCCCTCGGTATATCTCGCAACGGGGTTGGTGGCAATAAAATTAGAAGTGTATGTTAATTTTTCACCAAAAGTTTCAACATTATAATGGTAAAAATCATAATAAGATAATCTAACATCATTTGGCCGCAACTTGAGCCAATTTTGCAGCATTGGGTCGACCGGGTCGAGGCCTGGGAGGGCAACCGATGAGGCCTCAAGTTCGGGAATTATTTTTTTCGATACATATGGCAATGGACGTGCAGATTGCTTTACGCGTAGATATTTTGCATGTGTATATACGAGTCTTCCAGAGTAGGACTGATTTGTATCCTCTTCATTCGGCTCTGACGGGTCATCATATACAAAGCCAACCCAAGTGCCAGTATTGCTAACCACAACTTCTGTGATTGTTATAGGATATCCAATTGGAAGCGTGTCTGGCCGATACTTGTCAAGTACGCTAGACTCTATAAACTCGTAACCTTCGTCCTCCCAACCATATATACGGTCGCCAGGCGTAGGCGCCAAACGAACTGGTAAATAAGGATCTCCGTCTTCCGGGACTTCTAACTCTCCAATATAATGATCAGAAGTCGGCTGTAGTTGGGCCTCTAAAGTGGGGTCACTCACAAAGAGAGACGGCGGCAGGGGCGCATCGGCCGGCGGTAATATTTTTTCAATTGTTGTCATGTGTTTCTCTAATTAGTTCGTTTTATTAAGCTTGCTGTTAATATATTCATCTCCCGGCGTTAGATATTTTTTTCTCACGCCGGCAATGTTGATAGTGTTAACCAGTGTTGAACGCTCTGTCTTCACCGCATTATCTACATCCATTTTAAAGCCAGAAGTCGTCATGGTTTCTGATACCATTGTAGGGTTTATAAAAAATGGCGACATATGCGTGTGACTCTGAGCCGCGCGATTGAATTCCATCTGGTATTGTATGTGTGCATGCATATAGTCTTCAAAAGCTTTCATGCGCTCTAAAATTTTCTCTAATGCCTCGACGAGATTGTCTCCTAAAACTAATGGCTGTAATTCTTCTACTTCATTCATAGCAACCAATTCAATCCCGCATTTTGACCGAGTGGCGCCGCTTTGTGAGTTCTTTGCGTCAGTGCCAGTCACTATTCTTATTGACTCCCTTCCAATCAGCCTCACATTGTCTGCTTTTATCGCAACAGCAGATTTTGCGCCGTATTTGCCAAAGATGTCATCATCTTTATCATCTTGAAAACCATTTTGTTTTTTGGCGAACTCACAAAGGCCGAAGTTCTTGTCGACATCAGTCTTTTGAGAGATATAAATTCTTGCAGAATCTACGTAAAAATTTGGGTTTGTTTTAATTGACGATTCTATAACATCTCCTGATTCTGATTTTGTTTTTTCAACTTCTTTTGGGTATGATCCACCAAGGCCGGCTACGATATCAATAGCGTCACATTGTGTATGGCCTTTGCCCCCATAACCCGTGTGTGGCTTACTAACCCGGTCATTTCCAATAATGATGTATGCATTATTATCTAGGCCGCGGCCTACCTCAACTTCGCTTGGCAAGTTTTCTCTATCAGTCATGGCCTGCAGTCTCTTTGTACCAAAAACGCCGCTGCACTTCTTTTCTGCTTTCTGTTTTTCTGTGAGACTTTCATATTCTTTGCGTCTCTTTTCTGACATTCCTGATGTATCTCTGGCCTTCTTAGTTAATCTATCTAGGTCTATACTTAATCCCGGCAAGGATCCAAACCCGGATGATCCGCCACTGCCGAAAGTAGACATGGCAGCTGCATCAAATGCCCTTACATCTTGTCCTGTTTGAGAACCAAATTGTCCCATTTTCAAAGGAGGAATAAGCTGGTTTTTTTTCTTTTTGTTTGTTGAAATCTTCTTTTCTTCTGTTAGTACGCCGGCTTCATCAATAATTTCAGCTTCGGGCCACTTCTTTTTAGCCTCAAGTACTTTTTTCTTTATTTTTTCAGGATTTTTAGACTTCCCTGCCTCAACGACTTCTTTGCCTGGAGTCCAAACTACGTACTTGTAGACTGTAACACTGGACTGTTGTTCTTCAGTTACTACAATCTCTAAATTTTTATCGTCTATACTCATATATTACTTACCTGTTTTTCCTAGCTTCCTTAATTTCGCTCCACGGGACTAGCGATTTTCCCCCCCAAAAATGAAAATGCATATGATCCTCTACAGAGGTTGTTTTCCAAGATATTGCGCGGACGCGATCTATAATATTAGGTATACCATATATTTGTGCTATTCTAGCTTTTTCCACCGCGGACCAATCTTTTCCTCCTCGATATCGTTTTTTTAAAAATTGACCATTTCCTACTTTCATGCCAGATAATTCACAGAAAGTAACCATCCATAATGTTGGATTGGCATCAATAGGAACAATTGGTGAGCCGCTAGCGGCCTTCATGACCTTAGAATATCTGGACCGATCTGTCCTATACGCGTCGGGGGCGCCTTTCCAATCTTCAGCCAGTCGAGGAACGCCACTTTCGAGAGCATTTTTCATGAAACGAGAAGGATTATGTTTGAAAACCCCCAAATTGTATAGTTCTTCCCCGTGTCGTTGTAGTAACGTTCCAGTCCAAGCGCCTGTATATACACTATTAATCGGCTTAGAACCCTTGGCCCATCCTGATAACTGTGGATCAAAGTCAATGGCCAACCCAAGAGCGTGAAGAGAAAGACCTGGAGCATTATAGGCTGTTACGCCGCCGTGGCCATGGCTGCCACGAATAGAATTTGTAACTTTAAATGGCACGTAGCCAGAGACTGCACATGCCTGTTGCCAGGCGCGCTCTATCAAAGGAACAAGGCACTTCCATACAGGCAGGCTTTCGACCTCGCGAGTAGTATTGTTCTTGCCGCGAGCTAAATACTTAAACGTACCAATTTGATAGCCACCCTCAACCTTTGTTTTTAGGCCTGTTTTCGAAGTGGAATATCTACCGGAAAATGTAAAGTCTGATTTTTTCGGATAATATGGTATCATAGTAACCAACTCGGAATATGTCGTGGGCACAGTGAGTCTCTTCCCGTCGCATGCGAATGGGGCGCCGGCAGGATTAACAACCGGAGGGGCCGGGGCTGGTGGTGGTGGTAGAACTATATCTTGAATTTTTACCGGTGGAGGATCACACTTTGGAGTTGTTGGCGGTGGTGCTGGTCCTGCAACTTTGATAGCGCTGTCTAGAGAATTTTTAAAAATTTCCAATGCTTCTTCTCTTGCTAGCTGTTCGGCTATAATTGCTAAATAGCCACTCTCGATATCGCCAGAATCAAGATATCCCAGGTCATTTATAAAAAAAGCAGGATCAAATTTGACTCTTAAGCTGTCCCATTGGTCGTCTATAGAAAATTGAGCCGCTCCAACGCCCATATCATTGTTGATTATGGTCTCCGATAAGCCAATCTTTATCTCACTTAAAGCTTCTTGCAAGGCGCGTGGGTTGTTTTTTATCTTTGTTAAGCCAAATTCATATTCAGCCAAAAGTCCAAGTTTTATAAATTTCTTCTTATCATCCAAATAAGATAAATAATCACGGAAAAATACGCTAGATTGGCCAATAACTGGCTTCCCCTCGTTACAATACACTTTATATAAATTGTTGCTCGCTGCGGAACAGAGTTGGCTAACATCGCCATTTATGAATAAAAGCAGATTCTCGAAATGCTCAATCTTGGCGCGCAGTGATTCCTGTTGTTTTTGTATTTTTGCCACTGTCGCAGAAGACGGTCTCACCAAAGCAGCATATGCATGGTCAGGGACAGAATTGTGGGCCGGACGCTTCGAGCTATTAGCATTTGATTTACCTGGTAAACCAGAAAACGAAGGTATAAAATCGTTTACCATACTAAAAGCATATGCCACCAAATCCGTAGATGATTGATGCATGCTTAAGCAATTTTCTTTAGTCCCCTCATTAATAGTAAAACTAAATTTCCTTTCGCCCAAACCGCCGACGGAGCCATTGTTTTTAGCATACTTTTCAGCATATGAAGTTCCCAACTCACTAAAAAATGGGTGATTTTTTGTACTAGTCGGAGAAGAGATGTGGTTAAACTCAATATAAAAGGGCCCGTCAGCTTGTTCCAGTAAATAATCTTTATATATAGCATATGCAGGCGTTCTTTGTCCAAGATTACTATAATATGCCAAATTATTTATATTGCCATAATCAATATAATCAATTCTTCTAATCGGGACATCTTTAAAGCTCGACTCGCCATTCGAATGTGCAGCAGAATAAGGTGTTTTATTAACAATAGAAGCAAGAGATACTCCCGAGATTCCATCTGCTAAGATAGAAACAAATTCAATCTTATCGTAAATTGTACCTAGGTGCTCGTCCAGCACTTCTATAACCTCTTGATGAAATAAACCAAATTTACCACCCGAATAAGAACCATCAAATGTGTGTAGTTCCCTCTTTGCGAAAGGTGTGATCTGCACTAAATCTTCCCCACCTTCGTCTCCGCCCCATTGTCTACCGCTTATTGTCTCAAGACGCTCAATAACTGCAGCCCGATCTATTGGGTCAACAAACATTCTTTGGGGTCCGCCTGTCGCATATCCAGACGAATGGGCCATTTCTGGTATTACTAAAATTAAATTTCGGCCATCTTTAATCATGTCTTTAATACCAGGGGCTATTTTTTCTTTAAAATCATTACCGGGATATTCATGATCCATTGCGGCGACATCAGGTGTGATATTAGGACCGGACAACCATGCGTTACCAAAGCCGCGGGCGTCGTGGAAATAGTATTTTATTTCAATTGGCGATGAAAGGTCAAGCATCATCGGGGCATATATTATTGTTTCCCTGCCCATATCAATAGGCCGATTTAACAGGTCTAAATGACCATTGTTTCTCAAATGGCCAACCCATATAAAAGCACTGTTAGAATCAGGAGCGGGGCCCTTAATTTTGTGTTTCTTAGAAATAGCAGAATTTCTTAAGCACTCCTCGAAGTGTTGTTTTGTTTGCTCAGAACCATTCCCGAACATTCCTGTTAAAATTTTACCTTTCAATTTACGGATTGGGGGACCCGGGTTCTCATTTGGGTTCTCCTCGGTGTTCCCAAAATATAAATTGCCGGCAGGGGTGTTTCTGTCAACAGAGGTCTTACACTCCTTATTAAAGCTATCTTGAGGGGAATCAATTACGGAAATCTTACTAAAAACACCAGGCTCATGAAGGCCAATGATAAAGCCGACTGGGCGGCCGGTGGGACTTACAGTGTTTTCCTTGTTTGAGTACTGAACAAGAATGGTTGACCCGGGCCCTATTTTTTCTAAATTCTTAGTTCCGTTATCAATGATCTCATGGTATTCTCCATGAGCAGATATTCTTGCCGCGTCGCCGGCGTCGTCTGGCCAGTCAATGTCACGGTCGAACTCTGGTATCCTAGCTATAACCTTTAAAGGCGGTGGTTTGCCGGCATCTTTTTTTGACTGTATTAAAGGCGCTTCATCACCCTCAAGATGTTCGGTTGTTTTAGATTGGGAACCATCGTTAGTTGAGGCTTCGTTGTTGACTTGAGGGCCGGACAGTACCTTCAAAACCACGGCCAGGTAGGGACCGGTGCCGTCCATTATATCATAAGAATAGTGATCACGGAAAATCTCTCGCAAAGTATCAGTAAACTTCTGATTCGTGTTATAACGAGTACTGAAAAGCTGCTGATTAAGGTGGTTCAATTCACCTATATCTAACTTCTTGTGTTCATGCCATGCCGGTTGTGTTTTAGCCATGCAAAATAGCCTCCACTATTCTTCTTTAATTAAATCATATATATCAGACTTTTCTAATGAAGACAAACCAGAAGTGACATTTTCTTTTTTTGATAATAGTGTCGCCAGCTTTACCATTTGTTCATTTGAACGCTGAAGGGTTTCCAGGTATTTTGCGGCGACAGGACCAGAATACTGATGTTTTGTTTCATCAGTTTTCAAGATCTTCATAAGCTCTATAAGAAGGGTTGACGCCATGGCTCTATCTTCTTTAACATTTTCTAGGGCATCCTCTATAAGAGTTTGTGAATTTATATGTTTCCCTTTACCCATTCGCTTTTAAAATTCCTATATCGCTTTCGTATTCTATTGAGATTATTAACTATTTGTTTGGTATTTAAACCAGTTATTTCTCTCATGTATAGATAAATAGCTTTTTTATTAAAAATTTCAATTTCATCAATGCTGTTAAAGAGAATTTTAATCGCCTCTAAGACCTTTCTTTCATTATCTTTTAGTTTAAGTTTGTCCCAGCTGTCCATTTCTCTAAAGAGGTGCTGCCAAAACTCATATGTTTCTCTGTCAATCTCATATGGGTTGGTTTCTACTAACTGTTCGGACTCGACCGCGGAAGTTATACTCTCATATTGAAGATCTCGCTTGAGCTTTTTAGAGTTCTGTTTTACCTTGTGGATAAACCAATTCTTAGTGATAACACTAAAATAAGAAAATGCTTTCGACTTTTTACTAGGGTCATATTTGTCTAGTATTGTCATTAGCCATATTTTACAATCGTCTTTGAGATAATCAATATTTGGTAAATTATTGAATTTATACGTATATACAATCTTATCAACCATTTCATCAAGAGCAGGGCCAATAAGTTCTATATAAAGTTCGGTCCTAATAATTTTATCATCAGTTAATGCATAGCTAATGATTGCGTTTTCATGAACTTTTGTAAAATAATTATTCTTCTTTCGCTTCTTCTTCGGCTTCGTCGTCTGGTTCAAATTCTACCTCTACATCAAAATATTTTGCCTGAACGTCAATAAAATTATTAATCAGGTCTTTTGAGCCGTTAATTAAATTTTGCAGCTCTGTGTCTCCGTAATACATTTCCATCCCGTGGATGCTTTCTAGTTGTTCCAAGAATTGCTCCATCTCACCCATAAGAGCAAACAGATCTTCTTCTGCATTGCTGGTTCTACGTAGGGTTTTGAAAGAAAACCAAATTAAAAGTATATTAAACAACACACTAAGATATAATAAGAACGGAATAACGCCGACGAGGAACATTAACAATATTCCGTTTAGGATCAGGGAAATCCAAAATATATATTTACTCATTTGGGTCATAAAATTCACTTCTAATCTTCTCCTTTTCCTGGTCTAAGTCTTGTCGGAAATCTTCTATGGACTCTTTGACTAAATCACCTACCTTTTTCTCTTTTTTTTGTTTATTTAGAGAGAAATTTGAAGGCTTCTTGGTTAGAGAGTCCGCGCGTCCACATAGTGTGCAATCAGTCATTTTTTCACTCATTGAGTGGTAAAAATCAACCTCTGCTTCACAATCAGCACATATGTAGAAGTACTTTGGCATTATTCCTCATCGTTCATTTTAACAATCGGAGGGTTCATAACATAAAGCTCATCCCCCTCGTTGACTTTAAAATCAAATCCCTTTAATACGGGAACAATATCGCTTTGTTCCAAAAGTGATTTTTGTAGGGCCATCATGACTGCTCCTAATGCTTCATCTGATAATTTTAACATCTCTTTTCTCCTTTTAGTTTTCGGAAACAACTATCAATTCCTTCCTCTACGCTTATTGTAGCACACCAGCCTAGCTTTTTTAACCCTTCTGTGTCGGCTTTTGTTAATAAGACTTCGCCTGGCCTGCTCGGCCGCTTCTCAAATTCAATATTTGGAAAATATTTATGTATTATATCCACCGCCTCATTTAAAGAAATATTCTTTCCTGTTCCCACGTCATAAACTATTCCATCAAAGCTTTCCTTGTGCTCCATAGCAAAAATATTTGCAGAAATAACATCATCAACGTGAACCATATCTCTTCTTTGTTCGCCATCGCCAGTTATGAATGGCGTCTTATTATGGGCTATATATTTCATCCAATTTGATATTGCTGTTGCATATGGCCCTTCGGCAGGCTGGTCTTCAGAGTATACATTGAAGTATCTAAGAGAGACAGTATCAATATCATATAATTCTGAATATAATTTTGTCTCTATTTCCGTTGTTAATTTTTGTAAAGCATATGGGCTGGTTGGGCCGGCGCCGTTTCCAACAATAGATGAAGAGCTTGAATATATTACTCTTTTTGCCCCAATCTTTCTCGCAAAATTTAATACATTACTACCTGCTATAACATTGTTCTTCATCGTTGCAACGGGGTGTTCTATACTATAACCGACTCTAGGTATACAAGCCATGTGAAAAACATATTCCGGACGGAAGTTCGACCAAAAAACTTGAAATTTTCCGTCGTTTGCTTCTGTTAATCCGTCAATTGCATTTATGTCTTGGCCGGACATAAGATCTATACCAATAACTTCATGACCTTCTTCTTTTAATTTCTTATATAACCGAGAGCCAATATAACCCTTGTGGCCCGTTACTAAACATCTAGACATTTTTTCTCCTTATATCCAATTCAAATTTATATTTGAATAATTTTCATCTTTTATTCTTTGTTTAAGCTTTTTAGTTGTGTCATAAAGAGAAGGTGCCTTTTCTTCGTGCGTTTCCACAAAAATATAAGGTATCTTTCGTAATAAACCCTCATCCATTAGATCGTTTAACAATTCAACTTCGGCGCCTTCGATATCAATTTTTAACACTTTCACTTCTCTTTTAAGAAATTTTAAAAATGCGCACAAATCTACCATTTCTACGTCTATATAATCATGTTCATTTACGTTGCCTTTATCTTTTATTATAGAAGAGCCAGTAGACCATAAAATTTGGTTTTCTTTTGCTCTTTCATGAAGAAACAATTTCTTAGTACCTGTACCTTTTTTGCCAGAAACACCCTTTTGCACGCATTTTACTCTTTTATTATTCTTAAATCTTTCTTGTAAAATATCAAAAGCAAATTTATTAGGCTCGAAAGCTATTACAATTGCTCCGAGAGATTGAAAATATTCAGTAATATTACCAACGTTTGCTCCACAGTCTATAATATAATCACCTGTCTCAATATCAATATTAAAGTAGGTATTATCTTTTAATCTTACTTTATGTTTCAATATTTTATTCCTGGGCAAGAAACAGGAATTAAATTTTGTATCATTTTTTTATGGACCATTATAATTTTTTCATCAATATTATCAATATTTTGTTTTATAGATATAAAATTTGGATCTGCAAAAACATAATGGCCACTTACAGCAAGGATTAAATCTTTTGTATTTTTATTAACTTGGATATCTTTTCTCAACCATTTTCTCCATTTATTACTATAATAACATAAATCAAAAAAATTATTTAATAATTCTCCTTGTTTGTTCTTCTTTAACTCTTCAACTATTATTTTTGTTTCCGAAACTCCAAATTGCGGCGCGATATTAATCCCGTCTAATCCTAAACCAAATCTAGTTTTAACGCCTTGTAGACTAAGATAATCTCCGTTATGCTCTTTAGACATGATACCATGGTGCCGGCAGACATCAATCATTTTTTTACATTTTTTGGCATCAAATATACCTGTATTTTCAGTTCCTATTATTCTTGTACCTGATTGGATAACTGCGAATTTTATCTTTTTCCATAAAAGTTCTAATCTATCTTTTAAGCCGGATAAGAAATAGTTTAGTTCATTCGCTGTGTACCCATGTATGGCTTCTTCTGTTCCTACTTCGTAATAACATTCAGGGTTAACAGAATAACATAATTCTATATTTTTAGCTGTTTCTTCTATCATCTCTTCTATATCAACAAATTTTTTCCATGGATCGATATGTATTAAATCAAAATTAGACAAAGCGTCCTCTTCATATGATTTTAAAAAGTCGGTGCTTCCATTTCCCTGTAATCTACCTCCGTGGTCGCGTTGAATCTTGACTTTGGAAGTTTTTGACTGAATATAGGAAGCAAATTCTTTTGTTTTCCAGTTATTAACATAGCCTCCGTTGTATTCAACTTGTCTTCTAGAAGGAATTAAACCAATTTGTGTATCGTTATCACTACAATATTGTATTACTGAATCGACTATGTTTTTAGACATTGGTCCAATATAAATATTGGTTTTATTCTCTGATTTCATTTTGTATTTCTCTCAAATTAACAGCTAGATTATATTTTCCAAAGTAAAATAGAAATTTATCTAAAGGATGTTCATGTAACGCCGACATGTTTAGCCAAATAAGCGAAGTCAGAACGTTCACTTTTTCTACATCAAAATTATTTTCAGTCAAGAAGGTCTGAAATGTTTTTTGACATTCGAGTAATCTAAAATTTATTAATATATCGCATGTAATTTCGCCATTATGATTTTCTATCGTAAAATGATTATTTTTTATATTTTCATGGTTTAGAACTAGATTGTGGCCTAGTTTTGCTAAATCATAATATATGTCTCCCGATTTTAGATCTCCACCAAAGTCCTGCCTCCAATCTAAAAGGCAAAATCCTTCTTTAGTTTTTATTATATTATCTAATATAAAATCTCCGTGGAACTGATATGGTTTTGCGTTGCAAAGCCATTCTTTGTCAATTTTTTTTATCACTTCAAATATTGGAGGTATCACTAAATTATTAATTGTCGTTGTCTTGTCCTGATCATTGGTTTTGTTAAAAAAATCGTTTATCCTTTTATAGGTTTTTTCAAAATAGAAATTCTCGCATAAATTCGATATATCTTTTTTAGAATTAGGCTTCCATAGATTGTTAGATGCCCAATTTAAAAGTTCATCAAAATTTGATCGATTAGCTATCGTGGCACATAATTCTCCTTCCACGTATTTGTATTTATAAAAATTATTTTTATAAGAAACTATTGAGGGTGCAAGGCCCTCTAACTGACGCCCACGAAATATTCTATTTGCGCACATCTCTTCGTTATGAAAAAATTTAATAATATGGTTTTCAACTAAAAAAATTGATTCATCAACTTTGTTTAACACGTCGAATGTATTTTCTATCTTGCTTCTAGCTGTTTCGAGGCTATCTACGTTTCCTATATCTAACCAATTTTTAAACTCCATATGTTTAAAGCTAACCGTCTCAAGCATTAGATTGATAACGTCACAATCTGATAGTTGTGAGTCTAAGTGGTCTGTTGCATATAGTTCTTCTATTTTTTGCCAAAATAGTTCATAATCTCTTATACCACACAGGCCAATATAATCAAAATCGTAGTGTATCTCTCCTTTATCGTTAATCTTGCTAACGCAATTATTAACAACGTTTAAACTTCGATATTGAGATCCCAAACCTTTTTTAAACCCTGCGCACCAATTATTGTTTAAATCAGGCGACGGCTCCTGTACTATTGTGTCACATGCATGATATATAAAAGGTCTCTGTAAAACATCTTTAGCCTGCAAAATAGAGTAACAAAGACTACTTCCTGGGCCGCTATAATTATCAACCTCAATAAAAGTAAAATTCTTGCCTGGGTATGCAATTTCTAAAAAGCTGCGCACATGGTAGCCATAGTAGCCAAGAGTTACAATAAATTGTGTATCTTGGGGATAATTTTCAATAATATAAGATATCGCTGGCTTATCACCTACTCTTACTAAACACTTGTTTGTATACTCAGTAATGTTTCCAAGACGGCTTCCAATACCACTAGTTGTAATTAAAACACTAGTCTCTGTCATATTGATCCTCAAGTCTTACAATATCATCTTCTCCAAAATAAGTTCCAGTTTGCACCTCAATAAAAACCAAATCTTTATTTTTATCAATATTTTTTATTCTGTGTTTGGCGCCAGCGGGTACTTCTATAATTGATCCAGGTTGAACTTCATTTTCTTCTCCGTTTAACGTAACTAAACCATGGCCTTGCGTGACTACCCAGCATTCTGATCTCTTATTGTGGTACTGATAGCTTGGCTGTTGACCTGGTTTGATAATAATCTTTTTTACTTTACATTCAGTAGAATCTAGTAGTGTTTCATAACTACCCCATGGACGAGTATTCTCATTTAGATCTATATTCCTAATACCAAAATTTCTGTCGATATTAAAAGCATGTGCAGTATTGCGGCCATCAGATTTCCTATCATTTATTAATACTCTTTCAGCGCCAGAAAGACCCATTATCAACTTATCATAAAATATCCCTAGTTGATTAAGCTGCTTTTTAGTGATTTTTCTTGTACTTTCTCGACGGCCAGTAACTAAAATTATTCTATATCCCTGCCTATCCCAACTGTTGAGCTTCTCTATTGTTCCATCAAGCAATACAGGTTTTTCTTTTATTTGTTTAGTTTGGTCGCCGAAATGTTTAATTAGAGTACCGTCTATATCGCAAAAAATTGTTTTGTGTTTTATGTTGTTCATTTTCATACCTTGCCTGTAAAAAAATCAATTTCTCTTTCAGTCATGTGCGGCTTGTTCAATTTAAATCTCCTTTTATTTACCAAGTTATCTTTCTTTCACTAATTTGTCTTAATTTGTTTCTAACTTCACCCATGGCAGAATCAGGCGTCTTTTCAGCAATGTTATAATGGTCTCTCACTAAAGGACTTGGACCTAGTTTGGCGCCCACGGGACCCTGACCCCATGGTCTTTCGCTACCAAAAAAATCTAATTTTTCATCTAAACCAACATTGTTTATAAATTTTAATGTCAACCAATGACTGTGTGTAAATTTATGCGGAAAATGATTTATTTTTTTAATCCAATCATACATCTGACAAAGCAAAGTCATATCTTTGTCAGATCCTATAAACCATAAATCTTGAATTCCGTGATGACTTATCGGCGGAATTGCATAAAACTTCCCTGTGTCAAAACTAGAAAAATCAAAATCTTCAACATATGCTAAATCATATCTAGTTAACATAACATAATCATAAACAAAATTGTTTTGACATTGATTAATCAATCTAAGTTCATTGGCCATTTTAGCCGAGTACCACCTGCTGAAAAGTCCATGAAATCTCAAATTATCTAGGCCCTTAAATTTACCATCTTTCCATTTGCTAATCTCTCCGCCAGGACCATTGGGATCACCGACAGTATATTCAAAATCAAATGTAATCTGAGGCTCAAAATAATCAATCTTGGGAGAATATAAATTTACTAGTTTCTCTCTTCTATCAGTCGACCAACTATGCATGAAAACATCAACATTAGGGTTTTTATCTAAAATATGTTTTTTAAAATGTTTATAAGATAGTTCCACATCTAATTCGGTACCTGTTCCATATTTATTAGAAGTTCCAGCTTGACCGTGCATAACAATAGCTATTTTTGGTTTATCTTGCATATGACTCCCTCCCAATCTTTCAATATTTTACCAGGTCTACAATCGGAACCAGCTGGTTCACCAATAAATTTTATAAATTCAAGTTTTTTATTTTCTATATATTCGTCGACAGCTCTTTTTACATCTGTAAACATACCATAATCATCAAAGATTATATGACATTCATTGTTAATTTTTAGACAATTTTCAATGTCCATCACAACATTGTTGTATACATGTACTGTGTCAATAAAGACAGCACTTACTTGATTAGATGTTTCCCACCAATGATATTTATATGCATCTTCAGTAAAATAAGTTATATTATCTCTTTTTTGATTAAAGGCCCGGGCAAGACAAGTTTTTTCATAGTTATTGTCAAAAGTTATAACATTTTCGAAAAGATGGCTTAGAACCTTAGTAGAATATCCGAAATGGGTTCCAAGCTCGATAATTGTGTCATTGTTTTTATCTTTATAAAATTCAATTAAATCTTTCTTAAATTTTAAACTGGTAGTACCCTTGTTCTCTCTTTTATCTGGTATGTTTTCTAATATTACACCTTCATCCATTTATATTCCTTTGTTTATAAATTCATAGTACTGTTTACAACATCTTTCTGCAAGAAGAAAATCATGGTTTATTTTATTAACATATTCTTTATAGTGCTTCTTTACCTTGTTGAGCGCTGCAATAAAATCATCAAAATTTTTAAAAGACTCACCATGGTTGTGGCAAAGCTCGTTTATCCCGCCGCCGTCTTCATGATATAAAACTGGGAGACCGCAGGCTGAACCTTCAATATGATGCATTCCACATGGTTCGTATCTGCTAGCAGTTACATAAATATCATGTTTCCTTAATTCTTCGCCTAGTTGATCCCCGTGTATAGGTTGTATAATACGCGTGTTTTTTGGTCGATATCCTTTGTAATATCTTCCTATATAGGTAAATTCAAAATCATTATCTTCACTTAAATATTCATCTATTTTTGTATATAAGTCAAAACCCTTCATCCAGTTATCAGACCAATGATGGGTTACAAGCCTTGGGCGATCGTGTAAATCATGCTTTTTAGTATAGAAAAAATTACCGTTGCAACCATTGTATATGGAAACTGAATCTTTGGAAAAGCCTTTTTCAATAAAATATTTTTTTAACCAATCACTAATAAATATGGTCATATCTGCTACTGAGGCGTTTGATTTTAAGATAAGCTGATCTATAAAATCAGTATTTTTTCGTTTGTCACATTCGTTAATTCTATGACAGACTTTAGTATTTGGAAAATAATTTTTATAATCTAAAATCTCGTTTACAGAACACCCATTTTCGTTTGGTCGTGGATCAATCATAAAAATCAAATCAATATCTTTTTTTAATTCATAGATAACTTCATGGCCATTATCCAAAAAATATTTTGACATATTCCTAGTAAAGCTTGCTCCTCCGCCCCATGGGCCATCAACCGGCTTTCTGTTAAAAAATATTTTCATTTATATTAACTCTTCAAACATTTCAACGAAAGCGTTAAACCCTTGAGGTATAATATACTTTAGCACATTATTATATGCATATTCAATATTTGGTTTTGCTTCTTCTTCCTCCTCGGGTGAAAAAATACTTTCTGATGATAATATGCTTGAGGCTAAACCAACGTCTGTTGAAATAATCGGAGTTTTTGTTATTGCGCATTCTACTATAGCTTGTGGGCCTCCTTCATATCTAGAAGAAACTACATATAAATCTAAGCTATTGTATAGGTCGTTCAAAGTATGAAAATCACATAATTCAAAATATTTAAAAGGCACATTATTCTCCTGTAATCGTTTGATTACATATTGCCTGCGCCAGCCGGCTAAAATAACTTCTAAATTATCTCTTTTTCTAGATTCCTCGACAACATAATCACAAAATAAATCTGGTCCTTTTTCAAGTTTTGGGCTTTTTAAATCACTTCCTTCTGTATCTCTCTGGAAAGAGCCTATCAAAAATGCATTTTTATTAAATTTATATTTTTCTCTAATATCTTCTTTATTTAAAGGAAACCATAAATTTTGATTTACCCAAAAAGGAATCTGTTTAATTGTTTTTGTTGTAAACAGTTTTACTTGATTGTAACTTTTTTTGCTTGGAACGTGGTAAACATCAACAAATTTTTCCAGCTCTTTAAAATTTTTATATTGCTGTTGTTTAAGTTTTTCAGGCACAATATGATGTATAGTAACTACAACTTTCTTATTAGCTAATAAACTTAAAGGAATATTTCTCCATTGCCAAGACGATAATACCCAAATAATATCTGATTTGTTTGGGTCTGGTTCGTGGATAGCGCCATTGTATCTTATCCATTCCTCAACAAATCGATCACAAATCCAATTTTCATTAGCTTTTAATGTATAAATTTTCATTTACAACCTCTTCTAAAAAATTCTTGTACCTTGTGGCCACAACTTTCATGTTGTAATCACTTTCAAACTTATTTTTAATTCGTCTACTGAAATTAAGCTTTGGTGGCTTATACAGTTCAACAGGCTGAAAATCCCACTCGTTCTCTTCTATTATTATTGCATCAGAACCAGCGATCTCTTTTGTCCCTCCAGAGCTGGAACATATTATTCTACACCCAGATGCTCTGGCATCTACAACAACGTTAGGACAGTGATCAAGCCATGCCAAATGTATAAAGTTGTCAGATCTTTTGTATAAAGAGATCAGCTGTTCAATATTCAAATTGCCGACATATATTACTCTTTCGTCGTTAGTAATATCGATATCAGTATGACCAGCAATAACCAATAAGTCTTTTGGTGAAGAGTGCTCCAAAAAATACTTAATATTTTCTTGTAAACGCTTATGCGGTCTCCACGAAGAGGCACAAGACCAAATAGTTTCGTATTTATCAAATATTTTGTCTTGTAAAGGCTTAATATTCTTGATATATTCAGTATCTGCTCCATTATGGATAACAACTGAATTTTTATGATTTCCAAAATATTTCGTTATTAATTTTTTATTAAAATTCGTTTGGAATATGACGCCGTTGGCGTTATTATAGGTCCTTCTAATATTCGTATTTTGAAGCTTATAATTTTGTGTTTTATTAAAGTATATACCGTCTAAACGCTGGACTAAAGGTATACCGTCGGAATATTGTTCATGAGCCTCTATAAAACAAAGTCTAATATCCGGCTTTTGTTCTGATTCAAATGTAGCATCTAAATATTTGATTAATTTTGATGCAAAGTGGTTTGGGCCAGAAGTACTCTGTAGATTTACATTTTCTAGATGTATGTTCATTGCACCGCCGTATACTTTTTCTTTTTTCTGATTTTCCGAGCTGTGGCGTATTGTTGCTCAGCTTTTATTTTATCGACGTTTATAGGGTTGTCCTTATTATAAACATAAAGAGTGTCTTCAATATATCTTGATCTAGTAGAAGCCATTTCCAGAAGAGGTAACATTATAGCCTGATCATATGCCATAGCGTAATAATTGCCCTCTTCATCTTTAAGATCATCATGATTTAAGTTTTTCCACAAAGAATACTTAAAACTCCTCAAATGTGAGGCGCGCCAGGTGTCTTCGCGAAATAAATTATTTTTTATCACTTCATCCGGGTATTGTGATGGCTCTATACCTCTTTGACCGGTCGGATTGTATACATAGTTTCCGTAAGTCATCAAACAATCTTTTTCATCGTAAGCGCATGCCAAAGTTGACAAACTATATGAACTAGCCAACCAATCATCACCATCAATCAAAATAATGATGTCGTTATCCTCGCAATCAGCTTTTTCTATTGTTCTAGATATATTTCCTAAAGCATAACGCTTTTTCTTGTTCTTAACAAGTTTAAAGCGTTTATCTGGCCCTATAGCACGTTTTGCAGCGTTATAACTGTCATCAGAGGATACATCATCGATCAAAAAGCACTCAAAATGCCCATAATCTTGTATTTTTAGGCTCTTTATACACTTTGGGAGCCATTTTTCCGCATTATAGAACGGAACAACGATTTTTAGGTTATGGGCGCCTTTTGGGCTATTTTTCGTGATTTTAAGCTTATCGGGCGCGATTTCTTCTATTTTTCTCCAAAAAACAGAGCCGCGGGTATGAAGATGCTCAATAATTGTGTTTTTGTTAGTAAACCATTCTTCATCTTTATGCTGCACTTCATCATTTAGGATTAACTCACAATTTAGTATTTTAGCTTCTAATACTAAACGAGGACAAGTATCTCTACCACGAGGTAAAAATATTAAGCCCCTTGAAGAGGCTAATTTTTGCAAAAGATACTTATGCTCTAGGCCCCAGACTAGCTCATAGTCTAGATTTTCCTTTTCAGCATAATGAATTGCGTCTTCCGTCCCCTTAATCCATGAAGGAGACTTTAAGATGATCCATTTATCATTTTTATCGCTGGTATCTAGCTTTTTTAGATAATCCATGGTCTTATCTGAGAAAACAGAGCTTAGGACAGTGTTATTGTGTTGCAGAAATGGAAAACGTTCTTGGTATATTTCCAATTGTTTCTGGGACATCCAAAAATTCATTTTTGATCTTGCAAAAAAAGAAGCTACTAGTTTTCCAATAACCCCTTTTTCGCATTCACACTTATCTTCATGTTTGATGTGTTTCTTAACTGATCTAAATTGACAAAATTTATAATCATATTCTATTATAGAATAATCTAGGTTTTTTATAGCATATACAATAGCTTCTTTGTTCAACCCTGAAAAATTGCCAAATATCCAAAAATCATCTCTGTGTTTTTTCATTACTTCTAAAGTAACCTGTTTAGATAATATCTTATTAACAGGGAACAGAGATGATTCAATAATGGCGTCGGTAGTTAGTTCGGCGCCGCCAGTGACCTGATCAGAGAAAAAATCAGATATAAATATAATCATTACTCTTCCGTCATAAGTTCGCTAAACAAATCATCTATTTCTTCTGATGAAAATGGGCTCCATTCTGATAGGCAATTTATATAATTCTTATATTGTTTTTCTTCATTGAATTCTTCACAAACCCATTTCTGAAGCTCTTTTGACCTTTTCTTGAACCGGCCGTAATCTTTATACACCTCTTCTAAGTTCATTTTGATTGAACCCTC